ACTTATACTTTTTGTTATTATTATTTAAGAAGAATTTTTGATGTAGGCGATACAGCAAGTAATAATGCTGATGTACCTGTTAGATTTTTACCTGCTCTTATTGCAGGTCTTGCTTTTCATATTGCAATGAAAAAACCAGAACTTGCAGAAAGAGCTGTTATGTTGAGAGATTATTACATAGAACAATTTGATTTAGCTGCTCAAGAAGATAGAGTAAAAGCATCTTTTCAATTTGTTCCTTATAGTTATAGTTATGGTGAGTAATGCCTAAATACGCTACAGGAAAACACGCTTTTGGATTTTGTGACAGAACAGGTTTTCGTTATAAATTAAAAGATTTAAAACAAGAATTTGTAGGTGGTAACAAAACAGGATTTTTAGTTGGAAAAGATGTATGGGATAAAGACCAAGGTCAAAATTTTCAAGGAAGATATAAGTTTATTGATGCACAAGCATTACCATTTGCAAGACCTGATCAAAATTTAGAAGAAAGCAGAAAAATGACAGCTTTTGATCCTGTAGGTAATGGAAATAGTGGGGGAGGAGGAAATTTAATAATTAACGGAACAATAGGTTCTGTAACAATAATAACGAGTTAAATTATGTCATTTACTTACACTACATTAAAACAAGCAATTAAAGATTATGCTAATACTAATGAAACTACTTTTAACAATAATATTGATAATTTTATAAAAAGTGCAGAAGATAGAATATTAAGAAGCTGTCAATTACCTAATTTTAGAAAAAATGTAGAAGGTCAAATGTCAGCAGGAACTCAATATCTTGCTACTCCTTCTGATTTTTTAGCACCTTATTCTTTATCTGTTACAAGTGATAATAAACAATCTTTCTTATTGCTTAAAGAAGTTGCTTTTTTAAGAGAAGCATTTCCAAATGCAACAACTCAAGGTGAACCAAAATATTATGCTCTTTTTGATGATGATACATTTATATTAGCTCCAACACCATCAAGTGGTTTTACAACAGAATTACATTATTTTTATAGTCCTCCATCAATAACAGAAGTTGCAGGAGGTGTAACTTGGCTAGGAACTAATGCTCCTGAAAGTTTATTATATGGAAGTATGGTGCAAGCAAATTTATTTTTAAAAGGCGAAGCTGATATGCAACAGTTATATGAAGGTCAATATCAAGAAGCACTAGTAAGACTAAGAAACGAATCAGCAGGAAAAAGTATGCAAGATAGCTACAGATATGGGCAACCAAGAAAAGAAGTAGAATAAAGGAGGTATAATGTCAATTACAGTAGATACAGAAATGTCATTAGGAAATGTTCTTGTTGATACAACAGAATATTCAGGACATCCAATAGAATATTGGGCAGAAAAAGCAACACATAGAATTTTACAATACTCAGATAATGTTGATCCTGTATTGCAACAGCAAGCAAAAGAGTTTAAAAACAGAATATATACTGTTGTTCTTGATTATATGAAAAAAGCTGTTCAATCTGACAGAACTACATTAGTATATATTTTAGAAAAAGAGGGTCATAAATGTGGCTCTGATATAATTAGGAGAATGTAATGGCAATTACTCAAGCAATGTGCACATCTTTTAAAAAAGAACTTCTTGAAGGTGGACATAATTTTAAAACAAGTGGTGCAGGTGGTGATACATTTAATATAGCTTTATATACAAGTTCAGCTACTTTAGGTGCTACAACAACTGCATATACTACATCTAATGAAGCAAGTGGAACAGGTTATACTGCTAAAGGTGCAGTTCTTACTAATGTAACGCCAACAACAGGCGGTACAACTGCATTTGTTGATTTTGATAATGTTACATTTAGTAGTTCGACAATTACAGCAAGAGGTGCATTAATTTTTAATGATACTAAATCAGATACTGCTGTTGCAGTTTTAGACTTTGGTTCTGATAAAAGTTCAACAAGTGGAGATTTTACAATTCAATTTCCTACTCCAGATGCAACTAATGCTATAATTAGAATAGTTTAATTTTTAAAGGTAGTTAGATATGGCTCTTAAATTTTTTGATAGAACCAAACAAGATGCCACAACTACTGGAACAGGAACTTTTACTTTAGGAACAAGTGCTTCTACAGGTGGCTTTAGAACATTTGCATCAGTTCATACTACTGGTGACGAAGTTTTTTATTGTGCTGTAGATAATGTAAATAACACTTTTGAAGTTGGACAAGGAACATTAACTTCAGGAAGTCCTAATTGGACATTAACTCGTGATATAATTAAAAGTTCTTCTAATTCAAACAATAAAGTTAATTTTGCATCTGCACCGAATATTTTTTCAACTTATCCTGCTAGTCATGCAGCTTTTTCTGATACAAGTCTTGCAAGTAATGTTGTAGAAACAGATGCTGTTTTTGACGAAACATTGACAGCTAACAAAGCTCTTAGCGGTCAATTTAAAGGTACTCTTCAATTTAACAAAGCGTTCTTTACTATTTCGGATTATACAGTTGCATCAGGTCAAAAATTAACTGTTACTGATAGTGCTGATTTATACGCTGTTGATATAACTGCTGGAACAGTTATAGATAGAACAGCAGATTTTACCGATGATGTAACTATTTCTGCTAATACCTTATTTTCACCAGGTGTTAATGCTTACGCTACTGTTACAATAGCGAATGGCGTAAAAGCTACAGTTTCTCCTGTAGGTACAACTTTTGTAAATAATGGTTCAGGTATAACAACAGGTGGTCCAATATCATGGAAATTACCAACAACTGATGGTAGTGACGGAGCAGCAATTGTAACAGATGGACAAGGTAATTTTAAAGTTTCAGGTTCTAGTAGTGGTGGGGCAGCAACATTATCACCTAAAGGGGAAACACTTATTTATGATGGAGATTTTAATAATTATGCTGGAACTACAAATTATATAGAATTTATTGTTCCAACAAGTAGTGCAGAAACAACTAGCGAAATAGAATCATTTAGAATAGAAATGGATTTTGTATCTATTTTAGAAACAAATCATAATACAAATTCTGGTATTTTTTTACGACCAATGTCTGCTGCTGGTTCAGCAATAGCTTTAGGAACACAAGCATGGAATTGGAGAAGTAATTTTTGGTATAATTCTACTACTAGTCTTAATTATGTACAAGTAAACAACTCAGGTAATAATAACGGAGGAGAAACTTCTGTAAGTGGTGGTAGTTATTATGGTAATGATTATGGATTGCCAATGACGGGTGGAAATAATAATTATGGAGTAGGTTCAGATAATCAAAATCAACCATCTCAAAGATTTATAAGCACTGATCCAAAATCACAATGGGCTTCAACTTTTACAGGAGATATAAGAATAGACAATCAACTCTATGCTCCTCGTTTTTATTTTCATTATAATGTTTTAAATGCTGGAAGTACTAATGCTACTGATTATGTAAGAACAATAAACGGAATGTCTTGGTATACAAACAGTAGTCAAAGTAATAATTATCCAATTACTAATGCTCATGCTAGAGGATATCAAATGTATTTTCTTCCTTACAATTATTCATATAGAGAATCTGTAAAAATAAATGGAGGAAGAATACAAGTATACGCTAAATTAAAACAATCTCAAAAAGAAATTACATTAGGACAAGCAGCTAGTTAGAAATTGCAAACGAATTTAATATATGGTAAAGAGGTAATATTATGGCATCGTTAATAAAAACAAATAAGATAAGTACACCAGGTGGAGAAGAGTTTACTCTTCCAACTACTTTACCTTCTTCTCAATCATCTTTAACATCTACAAGTGGTGGAGTTTTAGGTTATGGAGATTTAGGATTTTCTACAGATAGATTAGAAAATGCTAGTGGTGATATAAGTCGTGTTTTTGTTGATAAGTTAAGAGCAACACAAGCATCTCCTCTTTCTAATATGACTTTAGATGTAGTTCCTTCTGGTACAGATGCTGATAATGTTCAAGATATATGGATTAATTGTTCTGGAGTTTGTTTAGCAGCTGATGGATTTCTAGGACTAGAATTTTTAGATGCATCAAACAACAATGTTTTAAGTAGTAGCACTCAAATGAGATTTAGAGTTTATCATGCTATTGGTGGAGGTGGTATAGCACATCAAGTATATTCTAACCAAAGTTGGAATGAACATAGGTTGCATCATAGTTCTTATGATGTTCCTGGGGCTTCAGCATCAAGTGAAATATTTACTGCTACGACTTTAGCAAATGAAAGACCTGTGTTTAATATGGAAGCAAGAATAATGATTGTTTCAGCAAGTCAAGCAAACCCTGTTGAAGATAGTGGTACAAATGGTGGAGTTGGAGGAAGGATGATTGTCTCCGCTTATTCTGGATGGAGAAGAGGAAATTTCGATAGTGAAAGTGCGGGAGCCGCTACTTGGTCAAATAGTGTTTGGCATTATAGTACTTTAAATCAAGTAGCAAAAGTCAAATTATTTGATTATAGTGGATCATCTTCAATTAATGAAGGTCTTGCATGGTCTGAAGTAAGTTTAAATTCATTAAAGGTTTAATATGGCAGTAAGAACAGAAAAAATACAGGCATTAACAGGATCAGCTCCTTTAACATTACCAACATCATTGCCTACAAGTAATAAAGGAATACAAGTAAGTACAACAGGCGTATTATCAACTCCTGCTACAGCTACAACTCTTTCAGGTCTAAGTTCTGGAGGTAACAGTGATTGGATTTTATTTGATCATTTAGAACAAGATGTTTGGGCTACAAGTATGAAAGTTTCGGCTAATGGAAATGGATCATATGCAGCAGGAGATATTTATTGTTGGGAAGTTAAGTTTCATATACTTCACGGAAGAAATGGTAGAAATACTATGACTGGATACTGGGCACCTTATTCTGGTGATACAAATATGACGATGTTTTCAAATACTCAATCTTTAGACCAAATTGGTTGTGGTTTTTATAATGGTACTCAATATTACGCTAGTGCAGGTAATCCTAATGCTAATACACCTTATGATGGTTATGAATTTAGTTTAGCTCAGTTTGGTCAAGATTTTAATATGAGTAAAAATACTAATTATTCTAATAGATTTTCTACTTCAGAAACTCCTTGGGGTGGTAGCGGTATATATGGAGCAGATGGCCCAGGAATGCATGGTTCTTTTAGATATTACAATGGTAATGTTAATAGAGGAAAAGATATAAATATGGAAGGTATAACAATAAGTACTGAAAGTTCTTACGGAGGAGGACAAAAGTATTGGGAAATGTATAAACCAAAAAGAAATAATGCTTCAGTACCAGCATCATTAGCTGCTCCAATAGATGGATTTAGGGTTATAGGTCAAGGTAGTAATTATAAATTTTGCGGATGGATGCAACTATGGGGAATGCCAAAAGCAGTTACTTAAAAGGATAAAAATATGTCAACACTTGCTACAAATAAATTAGGAACATTATCTGGATCAGCAGATATGAATCTTCCTTCTTCAAGACCTTCATCAACAGAACCTGCTATGTTAGATTCTAATGGTAATATAACTTTTGGTGCAGGAAATGAGAAAGTTGATTATGTAAATCCTTTGGATGATAACACGAAAGTAGTAAAAGTTTTAGTTAACCATCAATCAGTAAAAGCTGGAACTAATATGCCAGAATCAACTCTTATTCAACAAGGTCAAACAGTTGGTTATTATGGATTTATAATGGGTTATCCAAGTGCAACAGCATCAATGCAATCAAATTATCTTTTTGATGGAAATGTTAGAGGTTATCAAGTAGATTGGTCTTGTGGAGCATTAGGTCAAAGTAGTGTTCAGCCGTGTTTTTCTCCAACAGATAAAAGTGGAGATTATCTTTTTCAATCAAGTCAATCTAACCAAGTTCAAATGAGATGGTACGGACCAACTGGCACAAGTTCAAGTGGAACAAGTCAAGCAACTTATGGTGGAGTTCATTCTTATAGTGGTGTTCAACAGTGTGGTTATCAGCGAAATGTTGGTAGTGGTACAGTTGCTTTTGGTACATTATGGATGAATACAGCGATTGCTGGCTTTAATATACATAGTCATCAGTGGTGTCAAGCTAATGATGCTAGTACATCTTATAGACCTTCTGATGGTGGTTGGGATATAAGACCATCTTTTAATGCTACACCTAGTGGTAGCTCAATAAGTACTAATGACGATGGTTGGCCCTCAAGTATTCCTGGTGGAATATATATAGGAACTAACACTTATTCTAGTGCTCCTAGCAATACAGGAGATTATTGTTACTTATCAGCAACTTGTTACGCTATTATAAAACCAACAACAATAGTTTAATTTAAAGGAGATAATTATGGGAATACCACAAAAAGAAACATTAGAAAAATCAAACATAAGTTTTCGTAATTGGGAAAATGAAGGTAAAAGAGAAATAAGACTAGAAACTGATCAAGAATTAGCTCATAGACAATCACTTCATGAAAATTTTATTAAGTTTTGGTTTCAAATGAGAAGAGATGGTTTAAAAAGTTCTGCTGAAAGCAGAATACCTGCTACTGATTGGACTCAGTTATTAGATAGTAATTTAACAGATGAATCTGTTGCAGAATTTCAAACATATAGAGAGAATTTAAGAACTATTACTGATGGTCTTTTAGAAGCTGATGATTTGACTCCTGTAGATGAAAATCATACATTATGGGATCAGGATACAGAAATAGAAACTTTAATTCCTGATGAACCTACACCTCAATATAAATCATCAGAATAGGAGGTAATAACCAAATACTCGTATTCTTTTTTAAAATAGGATAAAATAATAAAATGGCATTTGGTTTTACTACATTTTCACAAGACAGCTTTTCTTCTTCAGGAGATACAAGCATATCTATTGTTGTATCTGCAACAGGTGTTGCAGGTACAGGACAAATAGGTAATGCCCATGCAGGTCAATTTGTAACAGTATTACCAACAGGAGTACAAGCACAAGTACAAGCAGGAAAACTTGGACAATTCGTAGGAGGCGTATCTGCAACAGTTTCTATAGGTCCTTATTCTATTACTACTGAAGGCAATGTTGATGTAATTATAGAAACCCCTGTAACAGGAACAACTCAACTTGGAAATGAAATTCTTAACTTAGATTGTGTTCTAAATGTGACAGGTGTTGAAGCTAATACTTCATTAAATTCTGTAAACCTTAAAACAGATGCTGTTGTAAAACCAAGACAAGATGAAGATTTTGATATAACAGTAAAAAGCACTAATAGTGGTAATAAATATGTTGTTAATGGCATCCAACAACAAATGCCTACTGCATTACATAAAGGATTTACTTATAAGTTTAATCAGTCAGATTCAAGCAACAATAATCATCCATTAAGATTTTCTACAGTACCTGATGGTACACACTCAAGTAATGAAACATTTACCATTACAGTACAAAATGTTAATGGAGCAAATAAATATTTTGTTAATGGCGTTCAACAACAAATGCCTTTTGCGTTAAAAAAAGGTTCTACTTATAAATTTGATCAATCGGACAATTCCAACAATAATCATCCATTAAGATTTTCTACAACACCTAATGGTTCTCATGCAGGAGGATCAGAATATACAAATGGAGTTACTGTAGTAGGAACACCAGGTCAATCAGGAGCTTATACACAAATTGTTGTACCTAATGATGCTCCTGCTACACTTTACACTTATTGTATTAATCATAGTGGTATGGGTTTTGGCGTTTCAATTGCAGCAAGTCTTCAATATACAGATGGTGTAACTGTAGTAGGAACGCCAGGTCAGGCAGGAGCTTATACACAAATTGTTGTAGCTGATAATGCTCCTTCTCAACTTTATACTTATTGTACAAACCATAGTGGCATGGGTTTTGGTGTTACTGTAGGTGAAAATGTAGAAATAAAAGGAAATGCAAATTTAGGAACAGGTACAACTATTAGTTTAGGAGCAACTGTATTCCCAACAGAAGTATCATCATCAACAGCATTAGGAACTGTTACTATATCTTTAAGTGCAGATGTTGATGTTGTTGGAGTTTTTGCTTCAGTATTGACATCAAATGTGTTAGTTTGGAGTGAAATTGATACAAATCAAGACCCAAATTGGACTGAAATTGCTGCATAAAGGATTAGATAATGGCTACATTTAGTAATTTAGGATTAAAACTAATAGCTCAAGGTGATGAAGCAGGTACTTGGGGTACAACTACCAATACAAATTTAGATATTGTTGATGAAAGTTTTCAATATAATTCAAAAAATTTTACATCTGATGCTAATTTAACAATTACAGTTGCAAATGCAACAACAGGTTCATCAGGTTCTCCTAGTGGTCGTGAACAAATTTTAGAATTTACTGACACAGGAACTGTTCTTACAGCTTCAAGAAATGTTATTATACAACCATCTACATTAAAAAAAATGTGGTTATTTAAAAACTCAACTGCTCAAAGTCTTGTATTAAAAATGTCAAATGGAGACTCTGGAATAACAATAGCAGCAGGTAAAGATGCTCTTTTATATTCTACAGGTGCAGGAGTTATGAAACAATCCGAATCAGCTTCACCAGGAGTTACACAAGTAACAGGAACTGCTAATCAAATAGTAACAAGTTCTACAACAGGAAATGTTGGTTTAAGTTTAGATAATTCTATTATGAGAAAAATAGCATCAGGAAATGCTGCAACAGGTACTGTTACTAATAATTTTTTAGACTCAACTAATTATAATAAATATAAATTTACAGGTGCTCTACAAATGAGCATAAATTCAACAGGAAATTTAACCATTCAACCAATAACAACTGGCAATGCTACAGGTGTAGGAAACTTTTTAGGATCAGGAATGAGAACCGATTTAGGAGATAATAGTTTATCTACTGCACAACTTACAAATGGTGTAACAAATTCATGGACAGTTCCTTTAAGTGGTGTTGGTTCATCAAATCAACAAGATGTTTGGTGGGAAATTTGTATGCAAAGAGACCCTACTTATCAATCAAGTAATGGAAATCCTTATTATGGTTTTGGCAAAATTTATTCTCGATCAGGTTTAGATGCAGATAAATCTTATGTAGTAGAGGTTTCTATGGGAGCAACAAATAATGGTTCTTGGAATACATTTGGTGGTTTAAGATTTACAACACCTGCTAATGTTATATCAGGTCATTTTTTAATAGAAGCTAGTAATTAATAGGAGTTTTAAATGGCTAAAGTAACTGTTGCAGAAGTAGATAAAAAAGTTGCAGTAATTGAACAACAGTTAGTTGATCATGTAAAATCATGTGAACAATTAGCAGAAGAAACACTAGAAAGAGTTAAAAGATTAGAATATTTTATTATAGCTACTCTTTTATCAGTAGTTGGAGGAACTGTATTAGTAGTAGCTCAAGTTATTACAAGAAGTTTAAATTAGGAGATAATATGTTAAAAAAAATAATAGAAGCAATAAAATCAAATGTATGTACATTAATTGAGTGGACAAAAGAACCTCATATAGTTTTAGGTGTTTCATGGATACTTTTAGCTATTGGTTATTTTTTATCTTCAATTATTTTATTTATTCTAGCTTTAGGTTTAGGCGGATACGGAGTCTATTTGTTATTTAAGGAGTAATTATGCTATCACTTTTCGGCAGTTTACTCGGCTTTGGAACTTCTTTTCTCCCTAGTGTTCTTTCATTTTTAGAACAAGGACAAAAGAATCGTCATCAGTTAAAATTATTAGAAGCCCAAGCAAAACACGCTGAAGTTCTTAGTAAACTAAAAGTAGAAGAACTTGATGCACAAGCTGATGTATCTGAAGCTGAAAATATATATAAACACGCATCTGAATTAGCTAAAGCTAATAAATCATCTTTTGTGTCTGCTTTACAAGCATCTGTTAGACCTGTAATTACTTATTTCTTTTTTGTAGTATTTGGTCTTATTAAAGGATTAGCTGTTTATGTGGCAATACAAGAAGGTGATGATGCTTATCAAGCTATTATAAATAGTTGGGATGAAGAATCAAAAATTTTATTTTCAACCATAATCTCGTTTTGGTTTGGACAAAGAGGTATGAAAGCTATTAGAAAGGCAATGAAATAAAATGCCTATTACTGATATTACACCACCACCAGGTCTTAATAAAATTGGTTCTCGTTATACCGCTAGAAATCAATGGTTTAATGGTAATTTAGTTCGTTTTTTTAATGGAATACCTGAAAAACTTGGAGGATGGTCAAATTGGATAACTCTTTCTACAGGAAATTATAGTAATTCAAGTATTCGTTCTATATATCTATATAGAGCAAACGATAATACTAGATATACAGGTATAGGAACTACTTCAAGGTATTCTATAGTAGAAGGTACAGTACCATCAGATATTACACCTGTTACAACTTTAGTTTTTGGTACAAATCCTGTTGCAAGTACTAATACTAAAAATACTTATACATTTACAACAACAACACCTCATGGATTATCTTCAGGAGATTTAGTAAAAATATCAGGATTAACAGGAACAATAGGAGGACAAAACTTAACTTTTTTTAATGCTGTTGCTAATGATTCGTTTAGCACACAAACAGTAACTACTACACCATCAACAACTACTTTTGAATTAACAGGTAATGTAACTGCAAATGCTTCAACTACAGGAGGAGGTTCATCAGTTACAGGTTTAGCTTATTTAAATGTTGGTTCTAGTAGTTATACCGCAGGTACAGGATGGGGAGCAGGTGATTGGGGTGGATTAATAGACAATACAGCATGGGGTAGTACAGCTGCAATAGATTATAAAAATCAGTTAAGATTATGGTCTGAAGATAATTTTGGTGATGATTTAATTATAAATCCTAGAGGCGGACCTATTTATTATTGGGATAAATCATCAGGAACATCTAATAGAGCAGAATTAATATCAACAAAATCTCAAACTATACCGCCAATTACATCTACTGATATAGCTGATACAACATTATCCGCACCTCTTTCAGATACTGCAACAACAATAAATGTAGCTTCAACTGATGGTTTTTATTTATCTAATGGATATATAATTATAGATAAAGAAGTTATTCATTATACAAATAGTACAGCAACTTCTTTTACAGGTTGTGTAAGAGGAAAAAATAATACCAAAGCAGCTAGTCACAATAACAGTACTGCGGTTAAGCAATATGAATCAAATGCACCTTTCTTTTCTTTACAAGTATTAACAAGTGACCAAGATGGCTATTGTATTGCATTTGGTTGTAATCCATATTTACAAGATGATATTAATCCAATGCATATAAGATGGTCTGATACACAAAATGCAATGGATTGGACACCAAGGGCTACAAATTCCGCAGGTGGAGTTGATTTAAGTAGTGGGTCAGAAATAATAGGTGCTTTGTCAGGTAGACAAGAAATACTTATATGGACAGATAAAGCTATGTATTCAATGAAATTTATTGGTGGAGAATTTGTATTTAGTTTTACAGAAATACAAGATGGTATCACAATGATATCACCAAGAGCAGCTTCTAATGCAGGTGCAAATACATACTTTATGGGGGAAAGAGGTTTTTATAGGTATTCAGGTGCTGTTGAACCAATACCTTGCCCTGTTCAAAACTATATATTTGATGATTTAGATGTTAGTGAACAACAAAAAGTATTTAGTGTTTCAAACCCTAGATATAATGAAGTTTGGTGGTTTTATCCAAGCAATGAAATGAATAATTTATATTCAGGAAGTGAAACAGTTAATTCTGATTTATTACAAGCAACAGATAGAAAAGACCCAACAAGATGTGTAATTTATAATTATGTAGAAAATACATGGTCTCTTTCTGATATGTGGAGATCAGCAGGTGCAACTGCTTATGAAGAGGACTATATGTTATTAGGTCAACAATTTAATACAAATAATATTTTTATTGTTAAACAAGATGATGGTGATAGAGCTAATAGTTTATCTGCTGATGCTGAAGGTGTTAAATTTACTTCA